GCGGCGCGTGACGCTGGTGGGGGAGACCATCGAGCAAGCCCGCGAGGTGATGGTGTTTGGCGAGAGCGGGATTTTGGCGTGCTCACCGCCGGATCGGCGACCTGAATGGCAGGCAACGCGCAAGCGGCTGGTATGGCCGAACGGGGCTGTGGCGCAGGTGTTTTCGGCGCATGACCCCGAGAGCTTGCGCGGGCCGCAGTTTGACGCGGCCTGGGTGGATGAGCTGGCCAAGTGGAAGAAGGCGCAAGAGGCGTGGGATATGCTGCAATTCGGGTTGCGGTTGGGGGATAACCCGCGCCAGTGCGTGACCACAACGCCAAAGAATGTGCCGGTGTTGAAGGTGATATTGGCCAATTCTACCACGGTGGTGACAACCGCGCCGACCGAGGCGAACCGTGCCTATCTGGCGGCGTCGTTTCTGGAGGAGGTGCGGGCGCGGTATGCGGGCACGCGGCTGGGACGCCAAGAGCTGGACGGGGTGCTGTTGGAGGACGCCGAGGGGGCGTTATGGACCTCGGCGATGCTGGAAGATTTGCGGCTGGAGGAGGCTGGCGATTTGTCGCGCATTGTTGTGGCGATTGACCCGCCGGTGACAGGGCACAAGGGGTCGGATGAATGCGGCATCGTGGTGGTTGGCGCCAATTGCGAGGGCAATCCGACGGATTGGCATGCGGTGGTGTTGAAGGATGCCAGCGTGAGTGCGGCCAGCCCTGCGGCTTGGGCGTGAACTGCAATTGCGATGATGCATGAATATGGTGCTGACCGGTTGGTGGCAGAGGTTAATCAGGGCGGTGACATGGTTGAATCCGTGATCCGGCAGATTGACCCGCTGGTGCCGTACCGGTCGGTGCGCGCCTCTAAGGGCAAGATCGCGCGGGCCGAGCCTGTGGCCGCCCTATACGAACAAGGGCGGGTGCGGCACCTGCGGGGTTTGGGGAAACTGGAGGACCAGATGTGCCGGATGACCACGCGTGGATATGAGGGCAAGGGCAGCCCGGACCGCGTCGATGCGCTGGTTTGGGCGCTGCATGAATTGATGATCGAGCCGGCGGCCAAATGGCGAAGGCCAAGGGTGCGTGGTTTGTAGTTTCTTTTTTGTCCAAATATCCCCGCCGGAGGCAAGAAGGTTTTATGCCTGCGGCGCGGATATTCGGGCCATTTGGAAATGGTGAAAATAACTGGATTTTATGAAGAGACGAGGAGCGACTTCTTATGGCGTTTAATTTCTTTCGAAAGGGTGCGGTTGTGCCTGAGCAAAAGGCCTCGGCGACGGGGCCGGTGGTGGCGTATCACGGGGCCGGGCGCGTGGCGTGGAGCCCGCGGGATGTGGTTTCACTGACCCGCACGGGATTTTTGGGCAATCCGGTCGGATTTCGCTGTGTCAAGCTGGTGGCGGAGGCCGCTGCGGCGCTGCCGTTGGTGTTGCAGGACAATGAGCGGCGCTATGATGAGCATCCGGTGCTGTCGCTGATCCAGAGCCCGAACGCAGCGCAAGGGCGGGACGAGTTGTTCGAGGCGCTGTATGGGCAGCTGTTGCTGACGGGCAATGGGTATCTGGAAGCGGTAACGGATGATATGGGGGCACCAGTAGAGTTGCATGTGTTGCGCAGTGACCGGATGAATGTGGTACCCGGCGCTGATGGCTGGCCGGTGGCTTATGAATATGCGGTTGGTGGCAAGAAGCACCGGTTTGATATGACCACAGAGGTGCAGCCGGTTTGCCATATCAAGACGTTTTCACCGCAGGATGATCATTACGGGTTTTCGCCGATGCAGGCGGCGGCCAGTGCGGTGGATGTGCATAATTCGGCGTCACGCTGGACCAAGGGTTTGCTGGACAATGCGGCACGGCCATCGGGGGCGATTATCTATCGTGGATCGGACGGGCAGGCATCGCTAACGCCGGATCAGTATGACCGGTTGGTCGACGAGATGGCCAGCCAGCATCAGGGGGCAGCCAATGCAGGCCGCCCGATGTTGCTGGAGGGCGGGCTGGACTGGAAGCCGATGGGGTTCTCGCCATCCGACATGGAGTTCCAGAAGACCAAGGAAGCCGCAGCGCGCGAGATTGCCATTGCCTTCGGGGTGCCGCCGATGTTGCTGGGGATCCCTGGTGATGCGGCCTATGCCAATTATCAGGAGGCCAACCGTGCGTTTTACCGGCTGACGGTGTTGCCGTTGGCGACCCGTGTGGCGGTGTCGGTTTCGGAGTGGTTGACGCGGTATAGTGGTGATCGGGTGGAGTTGAAACCGGATCTGGATCAGGTATCGGCGCTGTCGACCGAGCGGGACAACCAGTGGAAACGGGTCAGTTCGGCCAGCTTTCTGACGGATGTGGAGAAGCGCGCCATTCTGGGGCTGCCAAAGCTGGCGGATGATGAATGACAGATGGAAAAACGCACGCGAGCGGGTCGCGGTTTTTATATGACAGTTTTGATGCCGCCGCAGCAAGGATCGAGGCTAACGAGCGGGTGACGGCATTGCAATTCGAGGCGTTGTCGCAACGGCTGGCGCGCATTGAGGCGATGATCGAGCGGTTGGAAAAGCGGCTGTGGTTGGCGGTTTACGGTGTGGTTGGCGTGGTGCTGGCGCAGGGTGTAATTTCGTTGCTGGATGCGGCGCCTAAGTAGGGAAAATGACATGAATTCAATGGATTATGAAACCGGTCTGGAGCGAAAGTTCTGCCGGGTGGACAGCGGTGTGACCGTTACGGATGGCACGTTGATTGAGGGCTATGCCAGTTTCTTTGGCAAGTGCGATCAGGGCGGTGATGTGGTCGAGGCGGGGGCATATGCCGCGTCTTTGGCCACGCTTGCCAAAACGGGGCGCACGGTAAAGATGCTGTGGCAGCATGATCCAACCCAGCCGATCGGGATTTGGGACGAGGTGCTTGAGGACAGCAAGGGGTTGTATGTGAAGGGCCGTTTGCTGCTGGACGTGGCCAAGGGGCGCGAGGCCGCGGCCTTGATCGAGGCGGGCGCAATTGATGGTCTGTCGATCGGATATCGCACCAAAAAGGCACATAAGAATGGCAAGGGCCAGCGGCTCTTGGCTGAACTGGAGTTGTGGGAGGTGTCACTGGTGACGTTCCCCATGCTTCCGGAAGCGCGGGTGGGGGCGAAGGGGAAAACTCTGGATGCCGAGGCTCTGCGTGATTTGGCAGGCGTGATCAATGACGCCCGCCATATGCTGGCCGTTGAGTAAGCCAGCGATCTAACCTCAATAGCGTTTTGCACCCAGAAAACCGGATGCAACGGGCTAAAACTTTAGGAAACAAAGATGAGCAAAACCGACCGAAAGGCTCGGGACGTTGGTGTTGTGCTAACGGACCTGTCTCCGGCTGCCGAGGTGAAGACCGCGATGGCCGGTTTCGTGAATGATCTGAACGAGTTTCAGGACAACCTTAATTCTAAACTTAAACAACAAGAAGAGCGATTGACCATGCTGGACCGCAAGACAATGACCCACTCCCGCCCTGCACTTTCTGCAATGGCCCAAACCGAAGCCCCGCACCAGAAAGCGTTTAACGCTTATCTGCGTTCGGGCGATGATGACGCGCTGCGCGGTATCGTTCTGGAAGGCAAAGCGATGTCTACCGCCGTATCTGCGGATGGTGGTTATCTGGTGGATCCGCAAACCGCGGAAACCATCCAGTCGGTGCTGAATTCCACAGCATCGTTGCGTTCGGTGGCCAATGTGGTGAACGTCGAGGCGACATCTTATGACGTGTTGATCGACCACACTGATGTTGGTGCGGGTTGGGCGACGGAAACGGACCCGACTGCCGAGACCGGCACGCCAACGATTGACCGTATTACCATCCCGCTGCACGAGTTGAGCGCCTTGCCAAAAGCAAGCCAACGCCTGCTGGACGACAGTGCATTTGACATCGAGGGCTGGCTGGCGGGTCGTATCGCTGACAAGTTTTCCCGTGCCGAGGCTGCTGCCTTTGTTTCGGGTGATGGTGTGGACAAGCCAAAGGGTTTCCTGACGCACACCGCTGTGGATGATGCGATCTGGACGTGGAACAATCTGGGTTACATCGCCACTGGTGTTGATGGTGATTTTGATGGCATCACACCTGCGGATTCGATCATTGACCTGGTTTACGCGCTGGGTGCGCAGTATCGCGCCGGGGCGACCTTCATCATGAACTCGAAAACTGCCGGTGCCGTTCGCAAGATGAAAGACGCAGACGGGCGCTTCCTGTGGTCCGATGGTCTGGCTGCGGGTGAGCCTGCACGTCTGATGGGCTATCCTGTGCTGATCGCCGAGGATATGCCTGACATCGGGTCTGACGCCACCGCGATTGCCTTTGGTGATTTCGCATCTGGCTACACGGTTGCCGAGCGTCCTGATCTGCGGGTTCTGCGGGATCCGTTCAGCGCCAAGCTGCAGGCGGATTATGACGAGCGCTATCCCGGCGACGTGCTGTTCTTCCACTGCCGCACGCTGCACTCGGCGGGCCGCAATCGCAGCGACGAGACCAAGATCTCGGCGGTGTTCACCTTCCGGCCCGCCGACAATCCGCCGATCGCGGGGACGCGATCGGCGGCGGCCGACGCTCGTTTGATTTTGGCATACGTCGTCGAGAGCTTGCGTGCCGGATCGATAATCCCTGCCAGAAAAGCGTATAGCAGCGTCAACTCGGCGATATCCATCGAGCTTCCAGAAACCAGTTGTATCCCCCAAATGGTGTTGGTGTTTCGCAGCACGAGGTAGGCCCCCGGCAACAACGCCACTAGGGCGGCCAGCATGCCAAGCAATTCGTTCGAGGGGCTGGTGAGCGCATCGACTTTGACGATCCGCATCGCCTTGGCATAGTAGCTTTCGTTTTCCTCGCGAAATCGCCGCTTGTGTTGGCCGGCCGCATTGAATGCCACCACCAGCTTGAACGCGCCGAGCGTTTCTTCCAGAGTCTTGTAGATGCGCGACATGCTCTCCATCATGCGATGGCTCGCCTGTTTGAGCTTGCGGCCGATGCGATAGAACACGACGCCCGCCAACGGTGCAAACAGCATCGACAGCAGGGCCAATTGCCAACTGACGTAGAATGCACCGACGAGGCAGGCTGCCGCTTTTAACGGTTCACGAATGACTTTTCCACCGAGCAGTTTCAGTCCGGTTCCCAAAATCGTCAAATCGTACGTG